GGTTCTGAGTCTCTACTTATAAATATCCAACGAAAATCTTTGTATATTGTATTGTTTTTGGCAGAAGATCTTAACGGTGCTGGTGAAATATCTTTCATATTTCTTTCTACATCAGCAGGACAGTCCCATTTTTTTATCCATGTTTTCAAATCAGATGGGTCATATTGATAGACCAATGGTACTCTTTTTCCATTTTTTCTTACCTTGACCGTAAATATTCCGGTTGTGCTTATTTCTTCTTCTTCTTCTTCTTCTTCTTCATCGTCGCATTTCTCTTCAGTAACCTCCGTTTTTCTATGCTCGCTTTCTATTTTCTTTATTTCCAATTCGAGTTCTCTTTGTTTGATCAGAAGCTCTTTTTGTTTGATATCGTATTCTCCTTGTAAACGTATGTTTTCGTTTCGTTTTTCTTCTAATTCCATTTTTAATTTTAAGCTTTGCGACTCGGAAAGAAAATACGATTTTTTGATTTCAAATATTATTTTGACGATTTCTTCATATTGGTCATTATTTACCAAATATGTTTCTCTCGATGGTTTGTTGTTTTTTTTGACATCTTTTGAGTAAAGAAAGTTCTTTATGAATTCATGATTACGAATTAGTTTCTCACAATTACAGTTATTATAAATCTCAAATACATTCAACAATACTGGACTATCCGTATTATAATTATTTGCAATACTATGAGTTCTCTCTTTGATATTATCTGTATGCCCAATCTTTATAATGAACTTATCTTCTATATCCAGAAGTTTATAAATATACACCACATTCTTATCATCATATACATTTAAAAATATGCTGTGATTTTTTAACGAACAGTTATATTCCATTATTTTTCTATCCACTTCGTTTTGCGATTTCAACTGATACATACCGTTTATTCTTATTTCCTTGATCGTTTTCATCATCCATTTTTGAAATGTAGCTGCGATCGGTTTTCTTGAACGACCTATCAATCTATACAACCCTAATTCCGTAAGAAAATTGGTTTGAACGAGAGACTCTTCCTCTGAAAAGGACCCCTCTTTTAAAAAGAGGGGTCTATCTTTTGAAATTAGACACCTTTCTTCTGCGCCAAAATCTTTTAAGGCAGTACTAATATTAGCAATACCCAATATTTTTCCTATTTGATTCGCTTGAAACAAAGGATCTTCGGGTGTTTAAGTTGTTTAGACAATTACAATTTATTCTGTGTGCATATGGGTGGCTTAAGTTGTATCTACTATTGAAATGAGGTAGCTTTTTTAAACTGAAATTTGAATTTCGTAATTTTCATCGTTCATGTAATCTAAAAATCGTTGATTTGGATACTTTTTAAACACTGTATCCGCATGATAACTTATAAAAAATGGGTCTACATCTAATATAGACAACTGTTTGTCCGACAAATATGGCATAAGATGACCTGCTCCAATCAGAATATGAATTTCTTTTTTCTCCTTCAAAAATCTTGTTCGTTGTATAAAATGTTGTAAGTTATGGTACATAGTATGCTCGCGTTCCAGTAATGTTTTTTTTATTATTATGTCTTCAATCGGAATATCCACAAATGTTTTTCGCAAGAACTCTTCACATGAGTCGCGTATAAACGAAAATGGAATATTCTTTGGTAAACCTCCTCTTGCTTTCCCCCTATTTTGTATATGTCGAACAACGTTTTCCATTGTTACATTATTCTCATTGAAATCATTCAAAAAAAAACCAAAATCAGAATACCATTCTGTTGTCGCATAATTTTCGGTGATTTTTTTTAATAATGGATTTGAAAAAACAGCACAGAGAAATGTAGAAAAACATACTTTTGAATGTTTTCCGCCTTCATATAATAGATTGAAATGAACCAATGATGTCTGATACGCGGTACAAAGAATACAATAATTGAAATGAATACCGAGGTCTTCCAAACCTACAACTCCATGGTTATTCAAATCTATATCGCGGTTATAATCCAAACTTTCGGTCATTAAATAAATCTTCCCGTCCATTGACATTTGAAAGAGTTCTTGGTTTCGTACGAAAAAACGAGAATCCCCGTGAATATCTGGGTGGAAAACAATTTTGCTCATTGTAGAAATTATAAAAAAACATTTATATAGGTATTTTGATTCACATTCGCGAAATCCAAAAATAATTTCTGAAAAATTGATTTGGGAAAATTTATTTTTTAAATTATAAATGGAACAATTCACGAAAGACTTGGATGAATTAATTTTACAATTTAAATGCCAGAAAATAAATTTAGTAACCAACTTAGAAAAAAACTACAAGGAAAATTTGCATTACATTAAACAAAAAAAGACAGCAGTTGGCAAACAAAAAGGTGGACAAAATAAAATAATATATCTTCTAACAAAACCCGCATTTGAACTGCTCAAAAATTCGTATAATTTACGAAACCGATACATTGTCGAACTAAGTGACACAGTGAAGAATGTCAATATCGGAATGTGTATTGAAAATCAAACGATCGGATTCATAGAAAATGCATTTAAAGGGGTTATAGATTGTAAAAGACAATTCTCTATAGGGAAATATAGAATCGATTTATATTTCCCCGATTATCGGTTGGCAATTGAATGCGACGAAAACAACCATGCCGATCGTAATCCCACGCTGGAAAAGATAAGGGAAGACTATATTATATCGCAAGGAAACAAGTTGATTCGTTACAATCCGAATACCATACAGTTTGACCTTTCAGATGTAATTCGGGAAATATTTCTAATAATAATTAAAAAACACAATTAAATCATTTTTGCAGAAGCATATAAAATGTTTGTTTCGTTTTCTCGTTTTGATTGATAGAATAAGCTATGTATAAAAGCCATATAAACTATACAGCATACAGCTATCACAAACATTTCAATTTCTGGCCAATCGTCTTGTAATAAAATCCATTATACTGTTTGTCTTTGTCAAGAGCTTTTGATAATGTTTTGTCACTCATTTTTAATTGTTTCAAACACTCATATTTGCAAATAAACTCTTTCTGTAATTTATGTCCTAAGTCATACTGCCCGACGCCGTTTTTATATAGCATTGGTTGGCCATTGATTTGCCTTTCAAACGTCTCTCTGATTTCTTCATCACAATCCGCATAAATCTTGTAATAAAACCCATTTGATAAAGTGTAATTTTTTACTGGATTATCTAATGCTGAAACCGATTCGTACCCGTTAAAATGTGCCGCTGTTTTACGATCTAAAAAGACATTCACAATTTCCGTTTGTTCCTTGTTGATTTGGGCGATATAACCCAGATTCTGGACTTTCGTCTGTTTTGTTGGATTAATATTCGCCAGGATATTCGGATCTATTTCTCTATCAACTAAAAACCATCTGAATCCGCAATAAACTGTATTTTCTATCACCGCCTTATTGATACTCGGTCGTTTTATGCGATTATCTTCTTTGATTGCCTCGGTCACACTTTCATATACTTGTACCAACTCTAATGTTTCTGGGTTTATTTTTTGAAGCCTCGGTCCCAGTGTTTTAAGCGGGTCTTGGAATCCGGTTACAACTTTTGGGCTTTCAGCAACATTCATCTTATCTTTTAAGTAGCTGTTATTTTTTTCTAAATTATCTATTTTGACCGATAGATGTCTCACCGTTTGGATCAACTCTTGTATCAAGACATTATCGTTGTTCGTCGTTTTCATTTCAAGTAACAACTTAAGCTGTTCGTTTTCAAGCTCTAATTTACCAGTGTCATTATGGTTGAAATACTTGATATTGTTATTGATTATATTGAGCAAGGTTTGGTAAGAAAGATTTTTTCCGATGAGTAAGAGTTCAAGTTCGGTTTCGTGGCCTTTTAATGTTTTCATTTTATTCGGTTTAATAAGATCATGGTCTTTGATGAATGTTTCAAAGTCTCTACTTCTTGCGACAGCGAAGCAATCCAATAAAATACACTCTTCGTATTTACTTTTATGTTCCTTGTATCTTTCGGCGACTCCTCGTCTGCTTTCACCAATTTTTATCACATATTGTTTGTTTTCCCATGATTTTACTTTTATAATATAGAAAACAGCGCCGATCGTGGCATATTCCATTAATAAGACTTTCTCTCTTTCAAGAACCTTTTGAGTTTCTAATTTTAATTCGTACTCTTGTTTGATCTTTTCCTCTGTTTTTGAGTCGTCTGTTTTATGTTGTATTAGTTGCTCTTTTAGTTCATTGCTTTCTTCGGACAATGTTTCGTGTAAAACAGTTTCTAGCTTGATGAAATAATCATGAATTTCGTCGGCCTTCTTTGTTCCCGCTTTCATACACATTTTTTTAAACGCATCAACATTTAACATTATTTTTTCTTTATTATGACCTCCTCTCACGTTCGTTTTTGCTACCGAAGCATCTGTAGCAATAATTTTATAGTCTTTATCAATCGTGAATTTTTTTTCTAATAAATGTTTTGCGTGATATTTTTGACTAAATCCAAGCCATAACCAGATGTTGTCTAAGTCAATCGCAAAATCACTTTTGTAATCATACTTCAAATAGCAAAAAAAACTTGCCAAAAATAGTTGTTGTTCATAGTTAGAAAAACTAAGTTTTACCTTTTCAATCAACCTAGACTGATAATGCCCATTTAATGTAGTAATTGGATTGTTCTCAATAAGTTTTACGATGTCTAAGCTCATGATATAAGTAATACTACTTTTTAATCTTTATATTGCTTTTTGCTTTTATTCACAAAATGCATAATGAAATATTCATTTTTTTGCTACAGAACCTTCTGTAGCAAACTTGGGTGGTCGGATTATTTTTCAATGAGAGTTACAAGCTCATGTTATATTAATACGATTTACATCCATTCCATGTCGTCCAACTCCTGGGCAAGAGTGATAATCTGAATGTTCGAGTACGCGATACCGGCCATACCGCTCATCACGCGCAACACGTTGTAAGATAGGGCGTAAACACGGACTTTGGCTGTGGAAGTTCCGGCAACAGTTCCGGATGACAAAACCAGCTGCAAGACAGCGTTGTCAATTCGCGAGAAATTGCATGACCCGCTCGGTTGGTGCTCTTCTGGGCGCAAAGCAAATGAATACAGATTGATACCACAGTCAGGTGCGCGAGTGTGGTGCTGGAAAGGCTGAACAACATCAAAGTAAGAACCTTCGCGTTCAGAGAAACGATCCTGGCCGTTGAGCTGCAGCTTAGCAGTGACCACAGGGTTCTCACCCCAGCAGTGCATGTCAAGGGCAGTTTCGGCGAGAACGAAGGTTCCAGCATCGGACACACCGGCGGCGATACCATTACCGGCCAGCGCACCAGTCCAGGTTGCAGTTCCCTGAGTTTGTTCCTGGACGTCAATTCCACCTGGCTGCTCAAATAGCCCAGCAGTCGTGATGAAGGAATTTGATCCTTTGGTATCTCCGATGGAATCGGGAGATCCGAAGGCATGAATAGCGTTGGGAAGAGCGTCAATCGCATCCGTGTAGTTGAAAGGCTGGGCTCCGAATGTCTTGAACAGAGTCTGGTTAGCCTCCAGGGAGGCGCAGTAATCAACGTTCGCATCTGGCTGTACAACCCAGATGAGTTCCTTGCAAGGATGGTTGAAATTTAGCTTGATCTTGTTCGATGATGATCCAACCGACTCATCGCCCGTGAACTGGAGCTGTTCGATCAAGTATTCATGCGGGTTCTGCGCCATCTTGCGCCGTTCGTCAGTGTCAAGGAAAATATAGTCAATGTAGAGCGAGGCAGCCACAAGGGACTGCTGGTATGCTCCAGTGACCGCCTGTGTTCCGGAGTTAGCAGCAAGATCCTTGACAGCCCACAGGCACTCGCCAATAGGGCGAATATCAAGGTTGATCTTGACTTCGTGGTACTGGAGAGCAATAAGAGGAAGGGCAAGTCCAGGGTTCTTGGTGAACCAGAACTGGAGAGGAACATAGAGAGTCGTCTCAGGGAGGGCATTGCGAGGGGCGCAGACCTGGGCGGGTCCACCTGAACCAGCGCAAGGACCAGCAACATCGGCAAAGTTGGGGTCAGTGATGTAGGTCAGCTGAGTGGTGTGTCCGATCATCTTCCAGTAACCCTTCTGTTGTTCAGACGACATGGTAAGCTGATTCCAGATGTGCATCCAGTCACCATACTGTCGGTCAATGCGCTGTCCACCGATTTCAACTTCAACCTGTGCAATCATCTGTTCTCCAATATAGTCCAACCAACGAGCATACACGCTACCATTAGAGGCGGTATTTAGCTGCTGGTTAATTTCAGGAAGAGTCACCTGCAGGTATGTGCGGTAAGCAAGGTCACCATTTCTGGAGAGAACCGCACTGACACGCCGTCCGAAATCGGCCTGTCCTTGGAAAGTTTGTTCAATACTTTCCATTGCGAAGTTGGTGTGGCGTCTGTAAGACACTTTCCAGTAAGTAATTTCGGGGGTACCAGTCAAGAACAAGTCCTGGGCACCATAAGCGACGATTTGCATGAGAGCTCCTGCCATTTTATCTGATTATAAAATGCCTAAACATTTTATTTTTCCAGGACTCTCATTTAAATGCACTACATGTCTACTACTAAATAAATTAATAATCTTTTTTATAAATATAAAATTACACTACATATTCATGTATATTGGGAAAAATCATATTCTGTATTAAAAAATTATACCCTGTAAAATTATATCCTGTATTACACCTTTTCTCATTTAAAACGCCCATTATAGACGCTAAAAATAAGAAAAAATGTAAAATCAATAGTAGGAATTTCACCTACGATGGTCTTACTTTTTCATCTTCTTTTTGTTTATTTGAAGATGTGAAAGACGAAATTTGAAAACATAATGGTCGCTCTTGTTTTTCTATCCAACAACTCGTTAAATTCATTATGTTTATGGAAGAATTAGCATCTCTTGTCCTAAATACGATTTTTTTGTTTTCGCAACTCACGCAGTTAGAACAGACCAATAACCTGAATACTTTCTTCCCTTCTTTATCTTTATAATATTCCAAATCTTTATGACAACCACAGCATTTCTTACTTGTATTACATTCATTTATCGTTATTGTATCATATTTCTTATGAATTAATTTCCTTAATCCTTTATTCATCGTAGGCATAAAATGTTTCATTTGTGTAGACCTACTCCAATTTCCATAACCGATTAGGATATTTTCTCCAAAAGTTTCTTTAATTTTATTCAAAAATGTATCTATACTTTTCTTACCATAACTATATTGGCGAAACTTCATTTTTCTCCATGTATCTCGTTTGTAAAAATCGGTTGTTTCTTTGTTTAATTTATCTTTTTCAACCAAATACAATTTGAACTTTTCATAATCAACTGATTTACTATTTTGAAATGATAATATGGTTTCCTTTTCAATAATTCCATTTCGTTTTCGTTCCAATAGTAGAATACGCTGATTACACTTTGCTTTGCTTTCTCTTTTTCTTTGTGGTGCTGTGTATTGTAATTTATTTCCATTTTTATCCATCATATAAACCAAACTGCGTTTTCCTGGATCACAACCTACAATATTTCGTTCTTTCAAAGTATCCAATTGTTCCTTTGATAAATCCTCAATATTATAAAAATCTTGTTCTTGTAAAACTGGAACTCTTGAACCCCATTTTTTATCTTTCAAATCTTTTCTAATAAAAAGCAAACAACAGGACACGCCGTCCGTTTGGATTTGGTTATGGAACTGATAATGCTTATTTTTGAATATACTATTTTTCAAATCTAAAAAGTTGCACCATACTTCATTTTGATTGTCTTTTACATTGCTCAATAATTCTCCCTTTTTTACTTTATTACCATCTTTGTCTTTTTCCGGACAAAATAGATTTATCAAACTTGCTGTATCAATAATAATATGTTTTGGAATAATATTGTTTCGTAATGGTAATGGTTGAAATAATTTGCTTTCTTGTTTTTCTAATACTGAGTTCATATACAACATTCCTTTCAAATAATCAAACGGCTTCACTTTAACATCATAATGAATTGACTTTTTGATATTTAGCGGAATGATATGGCGTAAGTGTGTATTTTTCCATTCATTAAACATTTCATTTGTTTCAGTTAATTCCATTAATTGTTTTTTAAATTGAAATAAGGTTGCCTTATCTTCTGTAATTTCATTTGTTGTTTTGTTAATAAATCGCAAAAAGTGTTGGATAAAATGCTCTTGTGTATTATTGGATAAAGAAGTATGTATTTGTGTTGCTAAATAAGGCAATAAAAAAGTAGTATTTTTCAAATTGGTTTTTACATGGTTCAGTAAAGGTTGGTATTCCGTTTTGTAGAATTGCTCTAATGTTTCTAAAAGTTCAGTATCTTTTCCTTTCTTTCCTCTATTATCACGAGTGCCTAATGTTTTGATACAATACAAAATAAATGTATCATCTAATTCAGGTAACGGATTATTATTTGTGTATTGGTGCAAAACATACAACCGAATAAATTGGTAGGTATGAATAACCAAATCATTCATTTCAAAAACCAAATGATCTATAACTTGTTGCGTTGTATCACGATTTAACAAAATCGTTTTTAGAGGTATTTTAAAAGTTTTATAGGCAGATTTTTCATTATTCCTAAACTCTTTGAAATCCTCCTTTTTCTTTTTCTTAACTTTCATTTTATATAGTA